TACAAGCCAAGCCTCGGCGATCTCATCGAATGCGGGAAGATCACCGAGACGGTCTATGGCCGGGAGGCTGTGCAGGAGGTCACCTCATGGCCGGCCGTCAAGGCCTATCTCAAGGTGCTGCTTGTGGATGTGAGCTTCGAAATCCTGCTCTCGGATGGCGATCCGCGTGATGCGGACCGGATCGTGGCGGCTCTCGCCCCTTTCATGTCTGGCGCGCCAGCGATTGCGAGCGCGCCTTCCGCCTCCTCGTCTTCCGCCTTGGTGTGACGCCGGACGTGGCTTTGGCCATGCCGATGGCCCGCGTTCTTTTCATTCTTGACCAGGCTGCCGTGTTCGCAAAGGAAACCAAACGAAAATGAGCCGCGATCTTCGCGCCACGGCCATTCTTGATGCCCGCGACAACACGGGCGCCGCGTTTGATTCCGCGCGGCGGCGCCTTGCCGCGCTCGAGGGGCGAATGAAGACGTTCAATACCGCCCAGGCCGCGCTTGCCCGCAGTTCCGGGGGTGTCATGTCGCGCGCCGAGAGCACCATGCGCGGGGTGGGCGGAACGCTGCTTGCCGGCGGGGGCGCGCTCGCCGCCTATGGCGTCACGCGCTATGCTTCGAATGCGGTCAAGCGTTACGCCGATGTGGAGCGGGCGTTGACCCGCATCGCCGTTACCAGCGACGCGACCGACGCCGAAATCTCCGGCGGCATCGAGCGCATGCGCAACCTGGCGCAGGAGACGGCGCAGCCGTTTGACGAGATGCGCAAGGGCATGGACGATCTGACCGCGTCGGGAAAGTCGTTCCGGGACTCACTGGCGATGATGCCGGCCATTGCGCGGGTGGCCCAGGCCTCCGGCTCGACGATCGCGGATGCGGCGAGAACGACGACGGCCATGGTCGACAATATGAACCTGCCGATCGAGAAGCTCGGCGAAGCGTATGATTCGCTTGCCAAGCAGGGCAAGATGGGCCGGTTCGAGTTCAAGGACATGGCGCAGCACTTCCCCTCGCTGTTGCCGGCGGCGGAGCGCGCGGGGTTTCGCGGGCTTGAGGGGATCCAGCGTGTCGGCGCGCTCTTGCAGACGATCCGGCCAGGAACGGGCTCATCCTCTCAGGCGGCAACAAGCCTGGAGAACGTGTTCCAGAAGATGGAAACCGAGGAGACGGTGAAGAAGTTCGAGAAGGTCGGCCGCGTTGATCTCCGCAAGGAGATGGACCAGGCGCGCAAGATGAAGCGCGACTTGTTCGAGACGTTTCTCGATGCAACCAGCCGGGCACTCAAGGGTGATCTTTCCAAGCTCCCGCAACTCTTCCAGGATGCCGAGGTCTTGCGCGGCATCACGCCGCTCATCAAGAACCGGCTCGACATCAAGAAGTTTCTCGATGGCGCGCAGGGCGCGGATGGCACGGTGGCGGCCGATCTCAACCGGGTTCTCAAGGACAAACAGGCGGAGATCGATCGCTTCAAGGATGCGTGGGATCGTTTCACCACGGCGGTTGGCGGCGGCCTGGCGCAGATGTCGTCAGCGGCCGGGATCACGCGGTTCATGCAGGATTCCGCGGCGATCCTGGAGGGGAAGAAGGGCGGGGAGTCAACTGTCGGGGGGCGCCTTCATGCCCATCGCCGCCTGAGTACGGCGGGGCCCCTGTCCTCGGCGCTCGATGATGAAAAGGCGATCGAGGCGCGGATCGTCGCGCTTCGCGACCGCATTCGCAAAGATCCGGCATTTGCGGGGAGGCACGATGTTGGTGCCCGCGTGGCGCAGTACCGGGATCAGTTGTTTACCGCCCGGGAGAGGTCCAACGTGGTTGCGCAGGGCGCAATGCCGCGGCTCGATGGTGCGGGCAATGTCTATGGGGTCGACGGCCTCGCCATTGAATCCTGGTTCAAGCAGCAGAGTCGGGACGGCGGCTTTCACCTTCAGAATCCTGCGGGAGTTTCGCGAGGCCTTGATGAGGCGGTGCGCCAATCGCAGCAGGCGGCGGTTGATATCGAGGCCGCGTTGCGCGAAATCGATCTCGCTGGTGCGGGGCAACTTTCCGGAGCATCGTTCAAGACCGGCCTTGTCAATGAACTGAGGCAGGCCGAGGCCGAGACGCTGACGATCGTCGGTCGCATCAAGCAAGCGTTGAGCTTCAGCGCATCGCCGAACGTTCGCGTTTCGCCCGGCGGGCTGAACCAGGGGCAGAGCAAGGCCGGCGCTGATGCCATTCCGCAAGGCGTTCCGTGATGTCCCGCGACTGGGCTTCCACGCTTCTGCCTGCGTCATGGAACGGGTTTTTGTTCCATGTCGAGAGTGACGGCGAGACCGCCGGGCACCGGCTGGTGACCACGGCGGTGCCGAATGGCGGGTATGTGGTCGAAGGGTTTGGCCGCAAGCTCCGCGAATTCAAGATCACGGCCTATCTGGCGGAAGAGGCAATCGAGCCGCTCGGGATCGCGTTCCTCGCGGCCTGTGAGATCGGTCGACCGGGCATTCTTGTCCTGCCGATGGCCGGCTTCGTCACGGCGCGGATCAAGGAGGCCAAGCGCGACTTCCAGCGCGACCGCCTCGGCTACCTTGCCTTCGAGATCGAGGCGCAGGAGGAATGGGCGGCCGGCACTGGGCTAAGTGTCAATGCCGCCCGGGACGAGATCTATGCACTTACGGCTGCAATCGTCGCCCCATTGGCAAGCGGGTTCGCCGCGCGCCTTTCCGCGTTATCAGCGATGCCGGGCGCGCGGCCGCGCATGACGGAACAGGCTTCGGGGGCGGTGGCAAGGCTTGTCGATCTTCGGGATGCGATCCGGCCGGAGGGCGATGCGCGTGCCGCAATTGATGCCGCGCTTGCCGGCGCCGCCAACGCGATCATTGATTTGCCGTCCGATCCTGCTTCATTCGGAAGGGCGCTGATCGAGGCTGGCCAGGTTCTTGGCGAGCATGGCGATCCGGCGTTTGTGCAGGGCATCCTTGTGAATGAGGCGGCGGAGGGGGTGGCCTATGCCTCAAGCGCGGCGGAGGCGGCGGTTGATCTTTCCTTTCTGATTGTTACCGAATCCGCGCTGGCAATTGCCATGGCCGAAGCGGTATCGCGGCGCGCGTTCGCCGCGCGCCCGGAGGCAGCGGCGGCGCGTTCCGCGATTTCCGGCGCGATCGGCCGCGCCCGGCAGGCATTGGACGGGAGGGATGGGGCGGCCGGGGCAGTGTTTGCGGCGCTTGAGGCAGCGGGAGCGACGTATCTCGGCCTTCTGGCTGCCAGCCTTGCGCCAATCGTTCAGGTTTCTGCCGGGCGCGCGCTGCCGGCCTTGTGGTGGAGCTGGTATCTGCACGGTGATGTGTCCCGTGATGCGGCGATCGTGGCGCGGGCAGGGGCTGCGCATCCCGGCTTCATGCCGGTGACATTCGAGACGTTGGCGCCCGATGCTCGCGCTTGAGACCGTTGAAATCGATGTTGCCGGGGCTGGTGGATTGCAGCCGACGTCGATCACGATCTCGATCGGCGCCGACAGGGCGGCGCGGGCCTTCGAGGCGAAGCTTGCGATCGACAAGATCACGGGCCCAGCCTTGCTCGAGGCGTTCCGCCAGAGCCCGCCCTGCCGTATTCTTGCCTCGGGGACGCTGGTCCTGACCGGCCATGTCGAGAAGGCTTCTCCGCGCTTTGATGCGGATGCCTATGAGTTGACAATTTCTGGCCGCTCGAAAACCGGGGATGCCATCGATTCGGCGCATAACCACAAGACCGGCGAATTCCGCAACAAGGCTCCGAAAGACATTGTCGCCGAGCTTGCCAAAGAGCAGGGGGTCGAGATTGATGGCGGGGGTGGCGCTTCGCAGCGCGAGGTTTTCCGGCTGAGCCCCGGCGAGACGATCTTTACGGCGGCGGAGCGGCTGGCCCGAAGAGACGGTTTTTCGATAACGGACACGGCTGAGGGAAAGCTGCATCTATTCGACCGGCCGACCGAGCGCCATGCCGGCAGCCTGATCGAGGGTGTCAATGTCTTTTCCGCGTCGGCGGTGTTCGACGCGACCAAGCGGTTTGCCAGGACCAGCGTCAAGGGTCAGACACCGATTGATCACGGCGCGGAAAATCTTGAATTCGAGGCGGAAGTGACGGACGAAAATGGTGCCCGCGCGCGCCGGCGCATCGTGGTTGCCCCCGAATTCCTGCGATCCCAGGACGCGCGCAAGAGGGCCGAACATCATCGTGACCGGGCTGCTGGTCGAGGCACGACGGCCGAAGCTGTCGTCAGTGGCTGGCGCGACCGGGCTGGCGAGATATGGGCTCCGCGCAAGCTGGTTTACGTCGAGAGCCCGTTGCTTGGGCTTTCCCAGGTGATGATGATCGAGGGGGCCGTTCTCAAGCAGAGCGAGCGCGACGGGACAATAACGGATCTCTCGCTTGTCGATCCCCGCGCCTATGGCGGGAAGGGCGCCAAGGGCAACAAGAGCGGCAAGCAATGGTCGATGACCAATCTTGGTGGGGACGCTCCGAGCCCCGACCCGGCGCCGGCAAGTGCTCCGTTCGTGCCATCGCTTCTGCTCTGAGGTTGCGACCATGATGAACGGGCTCACGCGCGCGACCCTTGTTGAAGCTGATGATGCGGGGACGCAGCAGGTTGCACGGCTGCGTGGCATGCGCGGCGAGGATTTCACAAAGGTCTATCGGGCGCAGCCCCATGGGCTCAGTTCGAACCCGCCCGTGGGTTCTGAGGGGCTGCTGCTTCGGATGGCCGAAAGCGAGCGCGTTCTCGCCATCGGGTTCGAGGCCAAGGATAGCCGGCCACGCAACGTGCCGAGTGGCGGAACGGTTCTCTACGATGCGCAGGGCAATGTCATCAAATTGCTCGGGTCCAGCGTTGAGCAGGACTTCGCGGCACGGCCGTACACGATCCGGTGCGGGGTTCTCACGGTCGAGGCCAGCGAGCTTGTCCTCAAGGCCGGCGCCACAATCATCCGCATTCGATCCGGCCGAATCGATCTTGGCGCGATGGCGGCGCCGCATCGGGTTGCAACGGAAGCCGGCTTCTCCAGCACGGTCTATGCGGTGCTTTGATGGCGCAGATCATCATCACGCCCCTCGTGGCGATCGAACGGCCTGCGTTGCCCTGGGACACCAGATGGCAGGGTCTTGAGGGTATCGGCGATTGGGCGCTGGCCGGCGCCGATCTCGAAAACCCGATGGGCCTTAAAGCCACGGCATCGATCGAGACCGCGATCATCCTGTCGCTTTTTACCGACCGCCGCGCGCCGGAGAACTGGCGACCTGATACCCAGGATCGGCGCGGATGGTGGGGGGATGCCATGGAACCGGCCGGGCTGCAGCTCGATCCGATGGGATCATGGCTCTGGCTTCTCGAAAACGAAGTGGTCTCGGCGCGGAATGTCGCGCTCGCCAAGGCTTATGCCGAAGCGGCGCTTGAGTGGCTGACGCGCGATGGCGTTGCGGCGCGCGTCGAAGTGATCGCCGAAGCGCGCGCGGACAATCATGGAATCAATCTTGGTGTTGCTGTGTATGCGAGTTCCGGCGAGCGCACCTATTCGCGGATGTTCGATTTTCTCTGGCGCCAGATCGCCTGACGGAGCCGGTTCATGCCTTGGCAAACTCCTGTGCTGCAAGACCTCGTCACGCAGGCGATCCGGTCGTTTGCCGCTTATCTTCCCGGCGCCGATGCCGCGCTCAGACGCAACAACCTGAACCCGGTTGCCAAGGTCATCGCCGGTACAGCCCACGGAATTTATGGTTATGCCGACTGGATCGCCCGGGGGCGGTTCGTCATCACAGCAGATGCCGAATTCCTGGACCGGCATGGCGCCCAGATGAAGCCGGCGGTTCCCCGCCGCCAGCCGCAGGTCGCCCGGGGTCTGGCAAGCGCAACATCCGCAATCGGTGGGGTTATCCCCACGGGCAGCGCCCTGACGCGGTCGGACGGGGTTGTGTTTTTCGTTGAGTATGGTGTTTCGCTGGTCGCATCGGTTCCGGCCTCGCTCTCCCTCGTGGCGAGTGAAGCCGGCATTGCGGGCAACACCGATGCCGGGGCGGTTTTTTCCTCAGTCGATGTCCCGGATGCGGTGATCGAGGTCTCGGCGGGCGGTCTCGGCGGCGGCGCCGCGCTCGAAGACGACGAAAGTTATCGCCAGCGCCTGCTTTTCGCCAAGGCATTCCCGGAACATGCCGGGGCGCCCCCGGATTGGCTTCGCTACACCCTCGCGGTGGCGGGTGTCACCCGCGCCTATATCGACCCGCTCGGGGCTGGCCGTGGGACGGTTGTCGTCTATCCTTTCTTTGACCTTTCGCGCGCAAATGGCATTCCGCTCGATTCCGACCGTGTGATCGTGCAGGGCGCATTGGACCTTGCGCGTCCCGGCGCCGGCCTGCCGGTTGTGAAGATCGCTGTTCCGGTTCCTGTCCCGATCACCGTTGCCAGTCTCTCGCCTGATGCGCCCGATGTCCGGCAGGCCATCGCGACGGAGATAGCTGCGACTTTCGCGCGGCAGGCGCGCGTTTCCGGGTTTGCTGAGGCGCACCCGTCGATGCCGTTCCTTGCGACGCCGCAAACATTTTCCCGTTCCTGGATCTGGCAGGCCATTTCCAATGCGACCGGTGAATCAAGTCACATTCTTCAGGCGCCGACTGCCGATCTTGTTCTGTCCGAGGGCGAGATCGCGGTGCCGGGCGCCATAACCTTCGTCTGACACATGCGCTGCCCTGATCACGAACAGATGCTGGCGAGTGTCCAGGCGCTCACGCCGCGCGGCCGTGCCTGGCAAAACTCCCCGGTTGTCGAGCCCGGGGAGACCGTGCAGCGGCAGTTCTGGCGCGCATTGTCGTATCCTTTTTTTCTTCTGAACCAGCGGCTGTGCAAGCTGGTCGATGAGTTTTTCTGCGAGACGGCCGAGGAGACGCTCGATACCTGGGCGCAGGAATATGGTTTTCCCGATCCCTGCGACCCCTTTGCCGATCTTTGCGCCAAGGTTGATGCAGTTGGTGATTCGACAATTGCCTATGCGGTTGCGGCGGCTGCCGAGCGTGGCTGGGCTATCTCGATAGCGGAGAGCTGGACCCTGCGGTCCGAAGTGGCGCGCTGCGGGATTGCGAGAACGGGCGCCGCGATCTGCGGTGCCGCGTCGGGCGTGAGCTGGACGATCACGATCCGGCTCGGCTCGTCGTCTGCCTATTCCTCGCCGCGCTACGCCGCGCCGCGCGCCGGACGAATGAGGGCGGGTCAATTTCTGTCCTGCGGGCCGGATATCGAGCCGCTTCGCTGCCTTATCCGACGCATCGCTCCGGCGCATGCGGACCTGATTTTCACAACACAATCCTAAACGGTGACCCATGGTGGATCTTCTCGGCCCGAACGCCTTCGGGGCGTCAAATCCCGCTGCCACACGACCGGCAGCTACGCCGGCAAATTCCGGCGCGGATACCTTTTTTGCAAATTGTACAACGCCGGCTGCGGAAGATGGGACCGAGATTGATGCAACATGGGCCAATGCGGTTCTGGCGCAGGTTCGTGGTGCGATCCGCGGCGGTCAGGTCGTAGAAAACAATTCCGATGACCTGATGCTGGCGCGTGCGCTGCGTTCGCATAAAATGAACTTCGTCTCGGCGTCGGCGGTGGGCGGCACGGCCAACGCGGTCACGCTTGCATTCTCGCCGGCCTTTGACTCGCTGGCTGACCTGGTGTCCGTGCCGCTCCGCTTTCTGGTTGAGGCGACAAATACGGCTGGCATCACGATCGCGGTGGACGGCCTTGCCGCTCAGGCCGTGACATGGCCGGATGGCACCGCCCTTGCGGCGGGCGATCTCGCGATCGGCGCGCTTGTCGAGATCGCCCATGACGGAACGGCTTTCCGGTTCCAGACATGCCTTTCGCCTTCGCAGGTCCGTGCGGCTGTCCGGCTTCAAAAATCGCCGTTCAACCTCAGTCAGGCCGTTTTCGAGGCCCGGCAAGCGCTCTCCGGCACCGGGTTTGTCAGCTACCAGACCGGGGTTTACACCAAGCAGAGCGCGACCTCGAACCTCATCATCTCCCTTTCGACGAACGCCTTTACCAGCTCGGCCGCTGCCGCTGCGTTTCTGCGCATGACGGGGCTTCCGTCCAATTTCGATATCATCGTCTCCAACAGCGATGCATCGCAGACCCGATCCGCGGCGAATGGGACGCGGATTTATGCTGGCATGCCAGCGGGCGCGGTGAACTGGACGCTCCTGCTCGGCCGCAACGACGCGACCGCGTGGTCCTCGATCATCAACCCGAACAACACCGATGGCTCCTCCATGCCGTCTATCACCACAACCTCTGTCCTCATCCAGGAGATCGAGCCGTGAGCAATTGGAAGCGTGCCAACGAGGTTTATGTTCGCGACGGGCAGGGCTCCCCGACAATTGTATTCTCGGGCGACGGGACATCGGCTCCCCCGCTGCATTATCCCCCCCGGCAGTGGAACATCGTCGATCTCAAGCCGTTCGGCGTCCCCGCTGATGCTGCGTGGGCGATGATCTCTGCGAACGTGATCATTACAGATCAGAACGTATACATAGACACGCTGACGATGACTGTTCGCAATCGCGGCAGCGTGCTCGGGTCTGGTAACTATCAGCTTCAGGCAATGAGTGTTTTTGAGGGGGGCGGCGCGCGCGGACGACAAGGACCTGTCACTGTCACGCTCGTGGACGGCACGTTTGAAATGTATTGGGAGGCCCTCGTTGCTGGTCAGCCAGAAAACGGCAACCCCAGTACCTTCCTGATCAATGCCACGCTGGATGCATGGGGCCGTGATGCGCCTCCTGATCAGCTATTGTCCGCCGCCACTGAGGCGCGCATCGCCGCCCTTGAGGCTCAGATTGCGGCGCCCGTGACCGTTGATCTTGGCTCCATCACGGACAGGATCACCCAGATCGAGGCCGAGCTTGCCGCCATTCGTTCCGGGCGGTTCGTGTTGTCCGCAAGCCTCGTCACGGACTGAATCTTCAGGGGATCACAATGGCTTCCTTCTTCACGACAACGGACATCCCGTCCGATCAATGGGTGCTGCTCCGGTCCAGCGTGGCCGAGTTCTCGGCGATTCTTCTGAATAGCAACGCGGTTCTGCTGCTGGTTCAGGCCGCTGCTGATGCCGCTCCCTCTTCCGGAACAGGTGTCGATGCTGTTGCCGGCGTCCCGCTCAATCGGGATGATCGTTCCTACAGCCAGGCCTATCCGGCGCCACAATCCGTCTATGCGCGCGCCCGATACGAGGGGCAGGCGGCAAAAATCTCGCATAGCGGGGCGTGAGATGGGGATGTTCTTTGGCGGCACGAGCTTCCGTCTTGGCCCTCACGGGCTCGACTTTCGCAGGCCAGCGGGGGGCACGTCGCCGCCTGCGGCCCCCACGCTCACCACCCTAACGCTCTCCGGCTCGTCGGTTGCCGAAGGCGCCAGCCCCGGCACGCTCATCGGCGCCCTGCTCGGCACGACCTCCGGCTCGTCGCTCACGCTCGCGGACGACGCGGGAGGGCGGTTCACACTCTCCGGCGGGAATGTCGTCGCGGGCCTCGTGGCGACGGATTACGAGACCGCCACGAGCCACCAGATCACCGTCCGGGAGACCTTGGCCGGAGCCACGAACTCGCCGCGTGATACGGCGCTCACGATCAATGTCTCGGATGTGGGCGAGAGCTTCGACTACACGATCACGAATGACGCCGATTGGGGCGCGATCCCCGCCGGGCTGCTTTCCGGTGGCGGGCGCATCGGCGTCGCGCCGGGAAGCTACACAACGAAGACGATTTCCTACACCCCGTCCGCTCCGCTCACCTTCGCCGCGACGAACCCGGCAAACAAGCCTGTCCTAGAACGGCTTGTCGGTGGCACCTGCACCGATATTGTCTTCGAGGATATCGAGTTCAGATGCTCGTCATGGGCCGGGCTCGACGCCACGGCGGCGGCGCTGCTGATCACCGGGATCATGACCCGGCCGGTATTTCGCCGCTGCGTCTTCCGTGGAAATTATCGGGGATCAATCGCTGACATCGATGTTGTCAACGATCTCCCCGAATACGCATGCATCGCCGCTGATGTCACGGGAGACGCGATCTCCGGGCTGGAAATCACGCGGCCGCTTGTGGGCGATCTGCTGGCAGATGGAACCTACAGCCTCGATTTCACAGCGGCGGGCGGGACGGGGGCGACGGCCACCTTCGCGGTGTCGGCCGGCAACATCGTGAGTACGAATCTGACCGCCGGAGGCGCAGGCTACGGGACGGGTCAGCACAGGACCCGGCGCGCGACGTGGGTGGGGCAGCGTCGGATGACCGATTGGCTACCATGGGGCATCAGGTCGAGCGGCGGTGACCTCCGCGACGCGACGATTGACGATTGCGCGTTCAAG